TAATACTTGTCATTAACCCATACAGGTGTATTGGGATACATTTTAGCAAAAGCAATAGCAGGACTGCCACCACCCAAGAAAGGTTCACGATACTCAGCAATGTGTTCTACTGGCATATTCTGGTCAGTAAACAACTTATTCATTGCCTTAGATTTACCACCGGGATAACGCAGTGGTGTCTTCCATTTCTTCATTCAAAAAAAATCCTCTAATGTTGACTCTACCATTATACCATCAATTCGGGATTTTGCAAGCAAAAAATACTCTTCATCCATTTCAATACCGATAAAGTCAAAACCTTCAAGCTTGGCTGCTTTACCTGTAGAGCCAGAACCCATAAACGGATCAAGAACTACACCACCTTTTGGTGTTACCATACGAACCAGATACTTCATAAGATCAGTAGGCTTTACAGTAGGGTGAGTGTTTTTGCGCTTGGTGTCACGCCCCTCAGACATAGAGGAAGGTTTGCCACTTGCTCCGTTGCCTGTCTGCCACTGAACAAACTGCTGTTCTTCCATATGATCCAAACCCTCATCACGGTCCTTCTTGGATGCTTTAGCACAGTAGAAGAAACGTGCTGCTGAACCACCGTTATCAGTATGGCCCCTAACACTATCAGAACCGTCTAATAAGGCACCCTTTGACCTTCCGTAATTATCCCCCCGAATATCAGACTGCTTGCCACGATTAGTCGCCTTACTTGGGGCAGTATTGGGAAATAACTCAACCACTTCATCAGAACCATCATGGATTAGGTTTGCAGGGAAGCGACCTTGTGGATTATCTATCAGTTTTGCTTCTGCATCTGTTTTCCAAATACCACCTCTAGGTTTTTCCCATTTCTTAGCACCATTATCAACCCGACTCTCATCAATATTGATAGCACCAGTGCCATACTTCAGAACATTCTCTGCAACAGTTTTTTCTGCAACAGGTTTACGAGCAACAGTGATAGGCTCAAGGGCAGGTTTCAAGGCAGTTCCCCAACCATCCCATTTTTTTGAGATTTCGTAATCATATTCATATTCTTTCTGTGTCGTTTTGTATAATGGAGACATATCATGTTTAGCATTTTCACCATCAATCTTTTGTCGTTTTGTACCATGTAATGGAGATTTTGGATCAGGTCTTCCAATACCAACCCCTCGCAAATGTTTATCAACCATCTTTCCCATGTTCATAGACTTAGGAAAGCCAGAACCATAGACCCATGCAATCATATCCCGGATTTCAAATCCTGCATCTTCAATATTCACAGCCATTCGGTGCTGTGTACGAGTGCCAGCAAAGGCAAGCAAATGACCACCGGGCTTCAGAACACGAAAGCACTCTTGCCAAATATTTACAGCAGGAACATCATAGTCCCACTTTTTACCCATAAAAGAAATACCATAAGGTGGGTCTGTTACGATAGAGTCCACCGAGTTATCATCAAGTTCCTTGAGTTTATCAAGGCAATTACCAAGCATCAATTTCATGTAAAAAAGTCCTCTAGTGTTACAGTCTTCTCAACTTCCCAACCTACTGCATCAAGGATAACCCTGATAGGCTCAAGGAAAGACTTTTCAAACTGTGTATCATAGTCAATGTACTTATGTAGGTTAAGCTCTTTGGGGAGCATGACCGGATAGGATACAACATTCTCCTTAATCGGGTTAGGTAGTTTCAAATATGTAAATTTGATTTTCTCACCATTCTTAATCATCTCATACTGTTTGTCAAGACCCAATTCTTTAATTCTATTATTGAATAGGATAGAACCCCGGACATGGATAGGACACCCCTTCTTATAGACAGTGTTTCTATCTACCCATTTATCCACGTTAGAAACGCCTCTAGGGGAGCTAATGTCTTCCGGGGGTAGTTTATTGAATTCTTCTCTAAAGTCCGCTATGAACGCCTGTGTGCGTTCCTCATCCCCTTCCATGATAATCTTAAAGATTTCTTTAAATTTGTTACGGACAACTTCTGGTGTAGAAGACTTGATAGCCTCAATACCCATGATCTTCAGCTTAGGCTCTGTGTACCGCACACCTTCCTTGTCCAGTACATTCAAGATGTAACGTTTCTTGGCAGTCCAGAGTCCACGGTCTGCAATCACCTCACGTTCCATATCCATGCGGTTTTCTTTGCAGTTCATATGGTTGAACAGGTTAGCATACTCAGTGTTCAACATCTTCTCAAAGTATTCACTACCTGTATTTGCCAGAAATTCTACAGGGTTCTTAGGATTGAACTTGTCAATCAACGGTTTCATATTGACATACAAAGAGTCAGTATCAATAGCAATTACATAGTCATCTTTTTTTTCTACCAGATTAGACATAGCAGCATTCATAGCACGTTCTGCCCACAGGATAGTCAGTTTACCACTATAGGTGATTGCCTCTGCAATGCGCTGGTCAAAGTAATTAAAGTATTGGTTGCCCATTGCACCATACAAAGAGTTAAGCAAAATCTTAATGGACATTTGCTCATTCTCCAACTGACCAAGCTCTTTGTCTAGATCATAGGTCTTGCCATTTTCTTGAATGAACTGTTCAGTCTCAAGTTGTTTCTTCTTAACTACCTTACGTTCTGTATAGTAATCCTTAATGATTGTAGGGATGTGGCCTACCTCATCTGTACGGAACACTATACCATTAGCAGCAACAGTTTGGTTTTCATTATGATTAATTTCTTTTCGTTCCAGTGCAGACTCAACAGATACATTTGAATGGAACACACCATCAACAATAGTTTCAGGTGACATATTCCACTGCACAATAATATTTGGATACAGGGATGCTAAGTCAAAGCTAGTTACCCACTCATACATGTTTGGCACAGGTTCTTTAACATATGCACCCGGATACTTTTTCTTAGTCTTTTCTTTCTTGAGATGGGGGACAATCTTTTTAGACATTAGATCACGGTAGATAATGGTTTCCCAAATACCTGTGGTGCCTAGTGTATCAACATAGTTACAACCAGCTTTATATGCCATAGTCATAGCCAAGGTAATCAGTCCCAGCTTATCCTCTAGGCGGTCTACCAGTTCAACGTCTTTAATGTTGTAGTCTACAAACTTCTGAAAGTCATGTTTGTACAGGCCATGAAGAGAACCATACTCATCATAGGACAGTTTGTTTTCTCCCAGAACAACATAAGCAATGTGGTCTAGCTTATAGGTTTCCTGCTTGCCGTAGGTATAGGCAAACTTCTGGAATAGGTCTAGGTAATCTAATTGCTGAATACCTGTAAGTTCATAGGCTTGGTGTTCATTCTTGTTCTTGTCAATAACCTTACGCTCACGCACATGCTTCCAAGGTGAAAGCATCTTTGCTTTGTTTTCACCAAGAACTTTGGTGATACGATTGACAAGGTAAGGAATATCAAAGAATGTAGTGTTCCAGCCTGTAATTACATCGGGGCAATTAGAAGGGTTATGCCAGTGAGCAAGGAAAGATAGAAGTAGTTCAGCCTCATCTGCACACTGGTAATATACGACATTGTTGCGGTCAGGTTTATACTCATCCATACCCCAAACATGATAAAGCTCATCAATATTATTTTTAATAGTGATTGTAATGACAGGATGCTCTGCATACTCTGGTTCAGGGAATCCGTCATCAGACGCCACTTCAATATCAATTGTGGACGTGTTGATAGCTTCACGGTCAAATCTAATCTTGTTAGGATATACATCGTAAACCCACTGAGCAATATGATTTTTATTGCCCACCACCTCAAAATTATCCATGCCTTTATATCTTTTAATAAAGTCTCTTGCTTCTTTGGCATCATTGAAGGTGACTGGTGCGACTGGTTTTCCACTGAGAGATTTCCATTCTGTTTTTTCTTTTGTTGGAACATAATATGTTGGTTTGAACTTAATGCGTTCCTGCGTCTTTACACCGTCTTTGTAACCCCTCACAAGAATAGAGTTGCCAAGACGATTGACGGAAGTGTAAAATTGCATTCATAACCCTCTTTAAGTGTGAAGGGACATTATATATTATATTTTGATTGGTGTCAATAAAAAAAGGGGAGCCGAAACTCCCCCCTTTATATTATTGGTAAGACCGAGAGTCTAACCAGTGCCGACCGTTGATTTGGTATGGTGCTTGCCCATACATAATCCTCTTTTGACGCTCTTCAAAGTCTGCAAGGTCAACCGAGTCAGAAAGATATCTTTCTTCATCAGACATTGCAGCTCTTTTGGATTGTTTAGCAAACCAAGATTTAACGGATTTTAGAAATGACTGCATCATATCCATCCTTTCTTAACATATCAACTAATTCACCAGTATTCATACCAGTGTTATATTCACGTTGGATGTATCCTGCTACACCGTAGTATGCAGCATTCATTCTGGATTCAATGAGTCTTTTACCCATCTTCCGTAAGAAGTTCAGCATTTTTAGTTACCTCGCTGTGATTGTTAATTGCAATTTTGCGAGGCTTCTTCTCTTCGGGCAGTACGACTTCTAAATGAATTGCTAGAATGCCGTTCTCCAGAGAAGCTCCTGTAACTTGTGTATATTCAGATAGT